TCGCCCGGCTCGGCGGCGTGGCTGAAACCGCCGCCATCCGTGAAGGGCTGGAGCGCGAAAAGGAGCAACAGCTGGCGCTGGCTCGGCTCAGGGCTGAACAGGATCTGAATGAGATCCTGGCGGAGCGTCAGCGCATGATGCAAGACCTGACCCGCCAGGCATCCGAGCCGGCGGTGTTCAACGTGCTGGAGCAGCAGAAGCGCGAGCTTGACGAGATCCTGCAGAAGTACCCCGCCATTGGCCAGGCGGCTGATGCTGCCGCGTCGCTTGTGACCAGCGGCGTGGCGGAGATGATCGCCGGCACCAAGTCCGCCAAAGAAGTGTTCGCCGACTTCCTGCAGGGCATCGCCAGCGCGCTGATCGACACCGCGAAAAAGATGATTGCCCAGTACATCGCCATCGGCATCGCCCGGATGTTCGCCGGGATCGGCAGCTCTGCGGGTGGCGGGTTCTCTGGATCCTCAACCGGCCCATTCGGCGCTGGCGGGATCAGCCCCGCCCTCAGCTTCCCCACTACCGGCTTCGCCAACGGCGGCATCATGTCCCCTTCCGGCCCACTGCCGCTGAAGGCCTACAGCCGCGGTGGCGTCGCCAGCACCCCTCAGGTGGCCCTGTTCGGCGAGGGCTCGATGAATGAGGCCTATGTGCCGCTGCCTGATGGCCGCCGCATCCCCGTGGCGCTGCAGGCCCCGGACGGTGCCCGTGGCGATCGGATGCGCGAGCTGATGGGTGCATCGCCCGCCGGCAGCAACCCCTCACCGGTGTTGGCCATGAGCTTCGAGACCACCACGATCAACGGGGTGGAGTACGTCTCCCGCGATCAGCTGGAGGCGGCGATGGCCGAAACCCGCAAGCGTGCCGCCAACGATGGCGCCAGGCGCGGGATGAGCATGACGCTGGACAGACTGCAGCAGAGCCCAGCAACCCGCAGCAAGGTGGGCATCCGCTGATGGCCGCGACCTTCCCCGACCTGAAACCGAACGAGCGGCAGATGACGCTCGGCGCCTACCCGGTCAAGGCGTTCCGCACCATGGCGGGCACGACGGTCAAGCGCCGATACGGAAACAAAAAGTTCGGCTATCAGCTGCGCCTCACCTTCGCCAACCGCCGCGATCGGGACATCCTGCAGGTGGTGCGGCACTACGAAAACATCGATGAAGACGATCGCTTCGAGCTGCCGCCTGAGACGTTTGCTGGCGTCACCACTGCTGGCCAGAGCAGCAGCCCGCAGCGCCCTGGCCTGCGCTCGATGCTGCGCTCCCCTGACGGTTGCTTGTGGGAGTACGCGGGCCCGCCATCGATTCAGTGGGCCGGCAATGAGATCAGCAGCATTACCGTGGAGCTGGTGGCGGAGCTGAACGTATGAGCACGATCCGCATCGCTCAGCTGTTCAACCTGCGCACCAGCGGCGGCACGCGGCATCGCTACCAGAACTACTTCATCGGCCAGGAGTACACCTACCTAGGCGACAAGTACGACTTCGCTCCGTTCCAGGTGAGCGGCGCGATGGCCAGCCTGGGCGGCGACAATGAGACCGTGCAGGTGCTGTTCCCCAACCTGGAGGTAGTGCTGCGGCTGGTGGAGGAAGGCGACGGCAACCGCCTAAGCGAGCTGACCCTGACCACCCTCTGGCTCAACGCCACCGGCGCCATCGCCAATCAGTACGAGGACTATTACGTGGGCTCGGGCGCCGGGTTCAACGATGACACCGTGGAGCTGCGGTTTCGATCGGCGATGGATTCGGTCGGCACCAACTTCCCGGCGCGCACGCTGACCAGCGACAACGTGGGCATCCTGCCGCTCAATGCGGAGCTCTACCTGAGATGAACGATCTGATCGGCCTGTCGTATCGGTGGGGCTGCCGGCCTGGTGATGGCAGCGGCTGCACGGACTGCTTCCAGCTGGTCTGCGCGGTACGGCGGCGGCTGGGCCTGCCGGATCACGCGGCGCAGTTCGAGTGGGTCTACCGCGAGCACACGGCTGAGACGTTCGGGCTGCTCCACCTGCGGCGCCTGCTGGGCATGATGGCCGATCCCGTGGCCGCGGCCCTGCCGGGCGACCCGATCCTGCTGGCCGGCGCTGCAGCGGCGCTGGGCGTGGCGGTGGATGGCGGGGTGGTGTTCATCGCCCCTGGACAGACTGTGGTAATGACGCCGTTGCCGCAGGGCGCCGGCCAGTGTTATCGGCTGCGATGAGACGCCTGCTGCCCTATGAGTACCAGCTGATTGAGCAGCTGGGCGTCAGCCGTGAGGACTACCTGGACTTCATCGCGGCCCAGCAGAAGGATTACAGCCCCAGCATCGAAGATCAGCAGGCGGAGATCCGCTGCAACCCCCTCACCGCATCCATCGTGCTCACGGTGGTGGGCATCCTGTTCCAGGTGGCCAGCGCCCTGCTGCTGCGGCCATCGGTGCCGAGCGCCGGCCGCAGCCCGCGCCAGACCCGCGAGCAGCGCTTCGCCCCACGCTTCGGGTTCAACTCCTCCCAGGAGCTGGCCCAGTACGGCGAGCCGCTGAACCTGATTTACACCAACACCGCGCAGAACCCACGCGGCGGCGTGCGCGTCGCCACGTCGCTGGTGTGGAGCAGCGTCCGCAGCTACGGCAGCTCGCAGTTCATGCAGCTGCTGCTAGTGGCCGGCGCCGCCAGGATTCAGCGGATCGACTGGGACCGGGTGGCCTTTGGCCAGCTTCCGCTGAGGGAGTTCGCCGCATCGAAAACCTGGCTCTACTACAACTCAAACGGCAACGCCAGATTCAATCAGCGGCAGATCGGCGATGACAGCGACCCCTCCCGCGAGGGCGCCGCGCCGGGCGATGACGTGTGCCGGATCATCGATGGTGCCACCCGCCGCAGCGGCTACAGCCAGGCATTCAGCCCCTCCAGCCTGACCAGCTGCGGGGTATTTAATCCGATCCCGATCAACGTCCAGCTGCAGGAGCGCGACAGCAAGGGCGAAATCGTGACCGCCGGCAACGGCATCACCCTCACCGCCAACGGCTGGGGCACGGGCGGCACGGGCGTCTACACGGTCGGCTCGGAAATCACGCTGGTGTTCGCCAAGACCCAAGACAGGAAAACCAGCATCGCCGAAGAGGCCGCGCAGGAGCAGCGTTACCAGCTGGTGAGCAGCTTGGACCGGGGCAGCACCTATCAGCTGGGCACAGCCCGATTCGCCCTGCTCAGCATCACCGACAACACCAACCTTGATGACAACGAGGTGCGGGCCACGTTCCGTTGCGTCGCCGCCGGCCGTACACCGTCAACGGCCTATGACGACCGCGAGGCGCCGGGCGATGGCAGCAAGGATGACAACTTCTACACCAAAGCGCTGGTGAAGGCCGACAGCGCCGCATACCAGACCGTGACGGCCTGTGATCTGGTGTCGTTCTCAATGCGGGTCAAGCTGTTCCGCCGCATCCAGGGCCGGCAAAAAAAGTACGGCGACAGCGAGCCCGAGGGTTACAAGGCCAGCGACAACGGCATCAAGGCCCGAATGTCGTTCTTCCGGGTGTTGTATCGACCGCTCAGCCGGGCCACCCAGGACCTGCTGCCGCTGATCATCGCCTGCCGCAGATCCGCCGATCTGGATCACTTCATCAGCCTGGATTTCCGCGCCGGCAGCAGCGGTCAAAAGTGGGAGTTCGAGTTTCAGCCGATCAGCGATCTGGCGGCAGAGCGGGCGCAGAACGGTCAGCAGCAAGTGGCCCTGATCGAGAACAGCGGCAAGGGCGAGAGCTTTGCGCACGGTGGCAATCAGTTTCGGTGGGTGGGCAACCTGAAGGACATCGGCTCGGCGTTGAAGGATCGCGGGCCGGTGCTCACCAATGAGTGGGATCTGTTCAGCGTCCGCAGCGACACCGACATCCAGTTCAGCTTCGAGGCGGGCCCAGAGTTCCAGATCACAGCCGTCACAGAGCAGCAGCTGGGATCGACCGAGGGCAAGTACAGCCGGATGAGCACGCTGGCTTTCGGGGTGTTCAGCGGCCGGGGCGTGCAGGATCTGCGCAGCATCTCGGCGTTCGTCACCGAGGGCAAGGATTCCTGGGTGGTGAACGACGATGGCACCTACAGCAAGAGTGCAGACAGCACCAGCTGGGCGCCGGACATTTTCGCGGATACCGTGCTGGACGAAGAAAACGGCATCGGCCGGTATGCCAAGCCATCCGGCGTGGACTGGGGCAGCCTGGCCCTGAGCAAGCGGTTCTGCCAGAACAGCGGTCTCGGGTGCCAGCTGTTCATGGACCCGCTGATTGCTGAGGTCGGATCCTGGCGGCAGTTCTGGGCCGAGGCGGCGCCTTACTCGCTGCTGGAGTTCGGCAAGATCGGCGGGAAGGAGACCTTGGTGCCGGCAGTGCCGGTCAACAGCAGCGGGCGCGCCAATCGCCGCGTGGGCATCTCGGCGCTGTTCACCACCGGCAACATCCTGGAGGGCACCTACCGCGAAGAGTTCCTCGACTACGGCGCCAGTGTTCAGGACCTGATCGCTTCGGTGATCTACCGGGAGACAGAGGAAGATGACGTGTTCCCGCGCAATGCCAGCGTGGATGTGCAGCTGCGCGATGCCGTCGAGGATGCAGCGATCCGCCAGACGTTCGACCTTTCGCAGTTCGTCACCCAGCGCGAGCAGGCGATCCTCTACGGCAAGCTGCTGTGCAATCAGCGGCGATGGGTGCGGCGCGGCATCGAGTTCCAAACCGTCCCCACCGACACACCGGTGAGCCCGGGCGCCTACATCTACGTGGACGTGGGCCTGAACACCTGGGACCGGATGACAGCTGGCGTGGTGATGCCTGGCGGCGTGCTCAATGCCCCGCTGAGTGATCAGCTGCGCGATGGCACCTACGCCGCGCTGGTGTATCGCAGCGGCGGCAACGTCCGCTCACTGGCCAGTGTGACGGTGACGGACGGCAAGGCCAGCGCCCTGAGCGATGACGTGGGCGCCATGTTCGTGTTGGGCGCCGCGGCTGATCGCAAACGGGTGTTCCGGGTGACTGAGGTGACGATGAGCGAGGAAGGTGAGGTGACGGTCAAGGCGCTGGAGCACCCCTGCGAGACAGTGGGCGGTGAGCTGCTCAGCCGGGTGGCAGACTTCACCGATGCGCTGTTCAGCGTGCGGTGAGTAGCCTGAGATGCAGGAGGGCGCCAGCTGATGGGTTTCTACACAGGCCGAACCGGGGGGCTGATCTTCAGCGGCAAGCCTGTCGCGAAGGTGCAGAACTGGTCTGTGGAAACCAATGTTGACCTGCTGCCCACCACCGACCTAGGCGCCGATGCGCGGTCGTTCATCCCATCGCTGAAGGGAGCGACCGGCAGCGCCACGCTGATGTACTACCGGCTGGAGTCGGGCGAGTCGGCACAGAAAACGCAGTTCACCGCACTGCTGGCCAAGATCCACAAAAAAGGCGCCATCACTGAACAAGACCGGGTATTCCTGGAGCTTGACGTAGACACCGGCGGCCTTGACGACATCAAGATGTACGCCTACATCACCAGCGCCGTGATCGGCTCAGCGGTGGGTGAGCTGGTGGTGGTGCCGATTCAGTTCACGATGGACGGGGACTTCGACGAGGCCATTAACCAGGCCGCCTGATGACGCACTACCTCGGCACGAAAGGCAACGTCAAGCTGAGGCGTGGCACCAAGGCCTTCATCGGCATTGTGTCTGATCAGATCATCCCCGATGACGTGAACACGTCGCTCAACCGGCTGTCATTCGACGGGGCGATCAACAACATCCTGATCGGCGATCGGGTGGACATCAGCACCGCCGATGCACGGGGGCTGGTGTGCTTCCCGCCGTCCGTGTGGGGCCTGGAGAGCACCGACCCACCCGAAGAGAGCTTCACGGCCTACGTGCACGTCAATGCCGTGGGCGGCCTGCGATTCTTCCCGACCTTCACCGATGCGGTCAACAACGTCCGCGCCAATGAGATCCCGCTGGCAGCGTTCACCGGCAACCCGTTGGCGATCAGCGTGCGCGTGCGCGATGTGCAGTTCAACCTGCTGGGATCGGTGGAGGGGTATGAGTTCAACACCGACCGGCAGACGATCGACGCGAGCAGCCTGAGCGACCGCTTCCGCCAGCAGCTGTCCGCCGGGCTGATCAGCGGCGCCGGGCGGATTGAGTGCGAGTTCAACTACCGCACGATCGGGTTCACCGAGCCATCGCTGTTGCTGCTGCAGCTGATCCAGCGGGTGGAGATCGGCAGCGAGTTTGATCTAGCATTGTATCTGACCGACAAGGACATTGATCCCACGGTTGACACGATCTTCTACAACCTGACCGCAGTGATCAACCGCTCCGGCGTGCAGGTGCGCGCTGGCGACATTGTGCGCTGCGCCATTGATTTCGTCACCACCGATGAAATCCAGCTCGTCTACGGCAGACCCGCTGAGTACATTCTGAAGGAGGATGACGACCGCATCGAGCTGGAGCAGTCGCTGGATTACCTGCTGCAGGAAGTGGACGACTGAGCCAGTCCGTAGCCTGAGCCTGTGGACGGTCGCGGTGAGGCGCACCCTTGGCTGATCAGCGGATAACCCAGCTCACGCCGCTCTCGAAGGCTGGCGCGGCGGCCAATGATGCGGTGCCCATCGCCGACATTTCCGCCAGCGAGACGAAGCGGATCACGCTGAAGGATCTGGTCGCCGCCGGCATCGACCTGGTGGACGCCGGCGAGATTGACCTAGCCAAGCTGGATCAGGGCAGCACGACCAAGCTGGGCGCCGTGGCTATCAGCGATGGCGCGCTCACCGCCGCCAAGCTGGCCGCCGATGCAGCAACCGCCGTTGCGGTCACAGCCCCTAGCACGGGGAACCATCGCGGGCGCGGGTGGCTGCACAGCGGCACCGGCAATCTGCAGGTGTGGGACGGCGCAGCATTCCAGCAGGTGGTGATGCCAACCGCCGGCATCGGCGATCTGCAGGTGACCACCGGGAAGCTGGCTGACGGCGCTGTGACCACGGCAAAGGTGACGCCGCTGGGCTCAGCCGCCTACGCCGCCGGATCGGTGAACACCGCCGCGCTGGCTGACCTGAATGTGACCAGCGGCAAGCTGGCTGATGGGGCGGTACTGGAGGCCAAGCTGGGCGCCGGTGCGGTAGCCACGGCCAAGATCGCCGCCGGTGCTGTCACCTACGACCGCATCCAGAACGTCTCCACCACTGATCGACTGTTGGGCCGCAGCTCCGCCGGTGCGGGCCCAGTTGAAGAGGTGCCGCTGACCGCTGCCGGCCGCGCCTTGATCGCTGGTGTCGATGCTGCAGCGCAACGCAGCACGCTGGGACTGGGCACGCTGGCGGTGGCATCCGGCACCTGGACGAACGGCTCGACGTTCTCGGGCACCAGCTCGGGCACCAACACCGGCGATCAGACCATCACCCTCACCGGTGACGTGACCGGCACCGGCACCGGGACATTCGCTGCAACGATCGCCGATGGAGTGATCACCGAGCTGAAGTACGCCGCGCTGAGCATTCCCACCGGTGCGGTAAAGGACGACGCGATCACCGCCGCCAAACTGGCGGATCAATCCTCTGCCGTGGTGAGCAACGGATCGCCGTCCGGTAGCGGGGCGTTCGTGGGGCAGCAGTGGTTCAACGCCGCCACGGGTGTGGAGTGGACCTGGACCGGCAGCGAATGGCAGCAGCATCTGGCGCCGACCATCCCAGAGGCGAACATCCCCGAGCTGAACGCCAGCAAGATCACGGCCGGCGAGTTCCCGACCGATCGACTGGCGAACGACGCCGTGACCGGGGCCAAGCTGGCGGATTACAGCGTGGGGAAGATCGGCGAGGCGATCCCCGTTGCTGAGTACATCAGCCAGTTGCACTTCAACCCGATCGACAAAGCCTTCTTCATGTGGGATGGCAACGTCTGGCAGCCGATCGGGATCAGCACCGGTGCGGTCAAGTTCGCCGGCACCTATGACGCCTCCGACAACGAAGTAGCCAGCACCACCGCCGAGGGCACAGCACTGGGTCTGGTGGTCGGCAACGCGCTGCCTGCCGCTGCGGCGGCCAACTCGGGCTACTACCTGGTGGTCAGCGAGTCCGGCACAGGGACCAGCCCCGCACCCGCCGTTGCGCTGGCCCCGCCCGATCTGCTGCTTTCCACCGGCACGGCCTGGGTTGAGGTGGATACATCGGCGGGCTACACCACCCAGACCGCCAGCGGGGTGGATTTCGTCGCCACTGGCGCGATCATCGCCACCAACGTGCAGGCGGCGATTGAGGAGGTCAGCACCGAATGCCGCAACGCCAGCAACCTGACCAGCGGCACCCTGGCGGTGGCCAGGGGCGGCACCAACCTCGCCAGCTACACCAAAGGCGATCTGCTGGCGGCCAGCGCCGCTACGACCCTCACCAAGCTGGCAGTGGGCACCAATGGTCAGGTGCTGGTGGCAGACAGCAGCACGGCCACGGGCCTGGCATGGTCCACCAACATCACCGGCAACGCTGCCACTGTGACCAACGGCGTCTACACCACCGGCGCGCAGACTATCGGCGGGGCCAAGACGTTCTCCAACGCGCTGGTGAGCGATGGCACCTTCACCGCCAACGGCACCGTCTTCAGCTCCGGCATCCGCACCAACACCACCACGGGGGTGAGCGCCAACGTCTACCTGAACACCGCCAACGATCAGGTGCAGCGGGTCACGTCATCGCGGCAGTACAAGGTCGAAATTGAGACAGCACCGCTGGCCGAAAGCCGCCGGATCCTGTCAGCCACCAGGCCGGTGAGCTACCTGCCGAACCCGGAGAACACCAGCGACGATCCGACCATCAGGGTGTGGGGCCTGATCGCTGAAGAGGTGGCGGAGTATGCACCGGAGATGGTGATGTGGGGCGTCGGAGGCCAGGCGGAGGGCGTCAGCTACGACCGGTTCGGCGTGCACCTGATCAACGTGTCAAACGACCATGAGGCCAGGATCGCCGCGCTGGAGGCAGCGCTGCAGTCTCTAGCCTGATGGATAGGACAGGAGCCCCGATGAAAGAGCAGCTGATCCAGCTGATCACCGCCTACGGCGTGGCCCACGCCAGCGGCAATGCGATCCTCAAGCAGCTCGCCGCCGGCCAGATCGATGCGTTCCTGGCGGCGGTTGAGGTGGTCAAGCCTGAGCCGGTCGCGCCTGAGGCGGTGGCTGCGGAGGTCGAGGCCCAGTGATCTACCCCGCCAAGCTGGACATCACGATCCTGCAGAACAGCACGTTCCGGGCGGTGTTCCGGGCGCTGCAGAAACAGCAGGCCATCACGGCGTTTGCTGTCACCAGCGGCAACCCGGTCTTCACCGTGCCGTGCCACGGCCTGAGCGCTGGCGACAAGGTGGTGATCGTGCCGCCGGGTGATGCAGAGGCCGCCCTGCCGGCGACAACCACGCCTGAGGCGCCAGACGTACCCTGCGGGTTGACGCTCAATCAGGTGTATTTCGTCTCGGCTACCGGGCTGACCAGCAGCGCATTCACCGTCTCGGCCACCAACGGCGGGGCGGCCATCACGGTGGCGAACACCGCGCTCGATCCGATGGTGGTTGCCCAGCCGGTTGACCTGACCGGCTACACCGCCGATGCGGATGTGAAGGGGCTGGTGGACGATCTGCAGAAGGCGACGTTCACCTGCGCGCTGGAGACCGCTGCCGATGGCCTGGTGAGCGTCACGATGGCACCGGCCACCACCGCCGGGCTGGAGGTGGGCCGCTACGGATGGGATGCCTCACTGACCAGCAGCGCCGGTGAGCGGTACTACTGGCTGCAGGGTGTGGCGACGGTGGCGAAGACCTATTCGAGGAATAGCTGATGGCCGTCATCGGCGCCATGCTGAAGGCTGAGGTGCTGGTGGTTGGCGAGCCGGCGCAGATCGCTGCGGTCAATCGCGCCAGTGCTGCTGAGGTGTCGCTTGTTGACGCGGCAGAGGTGGCCATCGCCGCCGAGGTGGACGCCGCCGCCAGGATCGCCGAGATCACCGGCAGCCTGCCGATGGTGTCGATCAGCTATGCCGATGAGGTGACGGTTTCGACTGCCGCATGGCCCGCCAGTGCGGCATTCGTCGGGCAGCCAGCGGCAACGATGGTTGCACTGGTTGATTCTGACGTGGTGCTGCCGGTGCCGTCACTGGGGCTGGGCAGCTCTGAGACCACGGCAAGCCTGAACCTTGTCGTGCCGTTTGCCGTACTGCAAGCCACCGGCGCTGGCGGGAATGTTGCCCTGCCGCCAGAGGGTTCTTTGGAGTTTGATGAGCCCACGCCTAGCATTGAGCTAAGCATTCCGTTTGTTTCTCTTCTGTAGCCATGCCCGTCACCAAGGAAACCTATTCCGCTGCTGCTCCCTGGCTGGCATCGGCTGCAGCGCAACTGCTAGAAGATGCGTTTATCGACGCCGGCTTGATGGTGTCTTGGTATGACTCTTTCCTGAGCGGCAGCGTTGAAAACAGAATCCTGCAGGTGGTGTACGACGGCACCAAGACTTACGGCACCTGCTATTACTGGTTCGTCATCTCAACCAGCACGATTGGCGTCAGTGTGGCAACCGGATGGAACGCCACGACGCATGTGCCGACCGGGACGCAATACACGGATTTCTACAGCACGACAACCAACACCACGGCTAACCATTTCTCACTGGCTGGAACGCTGTCAAACAGCACAGAGATTAACGTCGTTCGCTACACCAGCACCGACAACCCGGACTATTCGTGGTTTGTGATCAGGAATGGCGCAACGCCCTATCCGTTTATGATCACGCCAGACTCTGCAACGCTGGTGCCGTGGCTGGATCTGAATCAGGTATTTTTCCATCATGCTGTAAATATGCTGATGGAAGCAAACGCTATAAGCGCTACCAGCGTAGGACGTGCTCACTTTCAAGATATTTACAGGCTGCGCAGGAGCTATGCGCAAAGTCAGGGACTGAGAAATGTTACAACTAATTCTTTTTTTGCAGTGAGCCGAAGGCTTTTTGGCTATAGCAGTGTTGGATCGTCTGCATCCTCAAATGATCCCAGTTCTGACGCCTCAAACAACGTTATCTCCGTCCCCTATCGCCTGCAGCGCACCAACTTGCCATTTGCCTCTAATTACACTCCCGTTCTGTTCGGCTGCTCCTATTCGTTCTACGTGAATGAGCCGCTGCCGGAGGATTTCGCCGTCTACTTCCCCTACACCAGTACCAGCTTTAGCTTTGGTGACAGCATCGTGATCACGGCTGGCGTTGAGGAATGGGAGGTGCTCAATTTCGCCAACAACAGCTCAGCGGATGCCGCCAATCCGCTGTTCCTGGCGCGGCTGGTCTGAGGCTTGGCTGCCGCTCTGCAGACTGAGGCAGATCCGCCACGCCCGTGACCCCGCCACCTGAACGCCGCAGATTCTCCAGGGTCCAGGTGCTCGAAGCGACCGCCGCCAGCCTGATGGCTGCAGCAATTCTCGCCACTGCCGGCGGCATGGGCTGGCTGGTGGTGAGCCTGCCAAACCGGCTGCAACAGCTGGAAACCCAGATCACCCAGATCCTGAGCAATCAGACTCAGTTCGGGCTCAGGTTCGAGAAGCTGGAGCAGGAAGTGCAGGAACTGGACCGCCGCACCATCCGGCTGGAGCTGAACCGATGAATCGCCCCACTGTCCTGGCCAGCGTGTTCTCAGCGGCCAGCCTGTCGGTGTTGGCGGGGATGGCCTACATCGTGGACTGCCGCCGCGCTGGCGGGGATGTAGAGCGCTGCTGGCTCACCGGGCTGCCTTTCATGGGCCTCGGCGGCGCCAGCGCCGGGGCGTTCCAGCTGGGATACGAAACCCTGAATCCGAAACTGCGCAAGGGCCGCCCCACTGACCCCGACTCATGACACACCCCACCGCCAACGATGAGCGACTGGCCCTGGCCGTGTGGTTCCTCGGCCTGGGCGTCGCTGAGCTGGTGGTCAAGCCGCTCTGGCGCCGGCTCTACCGGCGCGCCGACAAGGCCGCGAACGACCGCCTGCCCGACCTGAAATGATCACCGTCAAGGGCGACCGGTTTCTGATTAACGGCAAGGCCCGCACGCTGGCCGGCAGCCACACCTGGGACGTGGTGCAGCCGGTGGCGGGGAACCGCACCCCGATCGACCGGCTCACCGGCAACTTCACCCGGCTATGGACGATTGAGACGCGGGCGTTCGTCAACTCCAGCCCGCCTTTCGTTGGCGCTGATCCCGGCCTGATCCGCGTGAAGGGCGGGCCGTGGAAGGAAGACCTCAGCCTGAACGGGAAGTTCTACCGGCGCATGGAGAAGGCCGTTGCAGAGGCCGACCGCCGGGACATGGTGACCGGCGTGGTGTTGTTTGAGGGCAGCCTGCCCGATCTGTTCCCGAGGGCCTGGGAGTTCCACCCCTTCCGCGGGCATGGCCCGAAGACCCACCACGACGTTCACGCGCGCGGCCCCTGGAATCGCTACCAGAAGGCGCACATCAAGCGGATGGTGCGCACCCTGGAGGGCTATGACAATGTGCTGTTCGAGGTCGGGAACGAATTGACCAGGCCCAGCACCGGCTGGTTTCAGGGCTGGGTGGTCAAGCAGGTCCAGCGCCTCACCGATACACCCGTGGGCGTCAGCTATGCCCGTGGCGCGAGCCCCTCCAGCGGCCAGCAATGGATGCGCCGCACCGGTGCCGACTGGATCGCCCCTGGCGGGCCTGCCCCCGTCGCCGGATTCAAGGGTCCGCAGGTGTTCGACACCGACCACAGCTGGGCGCTGCGGTCGAACGTCTCCGGCCTGCAGACTGCAGCCAAGGCCAACCGCCCCATCTGGCTGATGGATGGGTTCCGGGGAACGATGCTCGCCAACATCGACAACCTGCGGCCCGATCGGAACTTCATCGACTCCATCACATGACCTTCGCCACCGTCCGCGCTGCTGCTGAGCATCTCGCCCGCGCCGGCACCATCACCCCGCATCAGCTGGCTGCCCTGCAGGCGCTGGATGAGTCGCTGAGCGATGAGCAACGCCAGGAGTTCACCGAGCTGTGGAGGGCACAGGGGAGCCCTGCGGCGCCGAGACCTGAGGCTCAGAACGAGCTGGCCAATCTTCAATCATGGCTGACATTCCTGACGGGGCCCGAGGTCTCGCGTCTCAGCCAAAACAAGATCAGTCCGCTGACCGTAGCTGAGGCGTGCGGTTTCATCGGCTGCGTGATCGTCGAAACCGGCCACCCCTTGCTTGACAAGCTCGACGTGATCGAGGCCGGCTCTGGTGCCGGTCGCGGGGCGATGCAATACACCGGCGTTCGGCGCACCGCCTACGACAAAGCCCGAGCCGCTGCCATCGCCAAAGGGATTAACCCGGGCGGCAACGCCTGGCAGCAACTGTATTTCGCTGAGGAGTACGCCG